GAGGAGAACAACTTTAACGCCCCTGCAGCTATAAATCAATTGAAGAAGGCTAATGCTGCTGTAAAAATTCAGGCCGCGTTTAGAGGTAAGAAAGGTAGAAACGCAGCACGGAGGGTAAAATTAAATAAGGCTCCAACCAATCCCCTGTTTCAGAATAATACTGATGAAATTTCAGCTGCTGCCCTCACACCAAAAACTCAGGAAAATGTCAAGAAGTTCAATAGACAGAGTGCTACGAGTGCAGTTAACCGCCTTAAGAAGTTGACACAAACCGAAAAGATAGTGTACAAAGGTAAAATAGCTCGAGCCGGTACAAAGAGTGAAATTAGAAATATTCAGGAGAGTGCAGTGAGAGTAAACGCCCGTAAAAAGTACCAAGAAGACCGGGAGAAGGAGAAAGAACGTAAAAAAAGGGCTGATGCAGAAGCTGAACGAGTACGTAAGATGAAGGAGAAGAAAGCGGCACAGTCGGCGAAGAAGATGCTCACCGAGACTGAAAAGATGAAGGCGAAAGCCAAGGAGAACAAGAAGTTTAACAACAAACTTGCCGAAAAGAGACGACTTTTGAGAGAAAGAGAAGCTAAGTCGGAACCCAAAAAGCGAAAACCCAAGAAAAAATAATGATTCACCCCGACGACGATTGCACCGTAGTGACTGATATGCCTCTCAGTGACGAAGTCGCTGACTTCATTGAACGGGGTCTCCACAGAGATATGTCCAAGGAGGATGTGGAAGACTGGTGTGACCAAAATTTAGAGAATGTCGTAGCCATTTATGAGAAGTATCGAGGTACATACTTGTCATATGGACAGGCGGACATGACTCTCTTTTTTGCACAGACCATCTATGAGAGAGATGATGTGCGTGATATGATTAGTCAGTTTGTAGATTTTCAGTGATTACAATTTAAAGAAATAACATGCCTTTAATTTAATGAATGTTTGTGATGTATGTTGTGAAAAGTTTAACAAGATAAATCACAAGAAAGTTGAATGTCCCTACTGTGATTTGGTCACTTGTAGGTCATGTTGTCAGAGATACATCGTAGACTCATTCCAAGACCCCCACTGTATGGGGTGTAAGACTATTTGGAATCGAGAATTTGTCGATACTTTCTGTACAAAATATTTCAGGAACACGACATTCAGACGACATCGAGAGGACATCCTCTTTGAGAGAGAGAAGGCACTCATGCCCGAAACACAACCCGAAGTTGAGAGAATACTCTACATGAGAAAACTCCGTCGCACGCTTCGAGTACAGAAAGAGCGCTTGATAGAACTTCATCACAAGTACAAGACATTCGAACACGAGTTTGACCGTGTTCTAGAAATCCATCCAGATATTCGGAACTTGTACCGAGATATGGAGCGGGTATACAGGGAACTTGAACATGTTCGAAATAATGGTAGGGTAGTGGATGATGACCAGATGAAATTCGTGCGTCAATGCCCTCACGAAGAATGTAAGGGATTCCTAAATGAACAATGGTTTTGTGGTCTCTGTGACGTCTACTATTGTAAAGAGTGTAACGAAAAGCGCACGGATGGACATGAGTGTGACCCCAACGTCGTTGAAACGATGAAACTCTTGAACAAAGATAGTAAATCCTGTCCCAAGTGTGGTACAGTGATTCACAAAACAAGTGGTTGCACACAAATGTGGTGCATCTCGTGTCACACAGCGTTCAACTGGCGCACAGGGGAAATTGAGACTGGTCGAATACACAATCCTCACTTTATCGAGTTCAAAAAGAAGACTATGATGTCCCGAGAACATGGAGACATACCGTGTGGTGGCACCCCAACATTCAGGGAACTGCGTGAAACAGGTGCCACAAATGAGATTCTTCAATACTCCATGGCTATACATCAAGTTGAGTGGGAAAATATGAACATTGACCTTGAACCTACAAATAATTTACAGATTCGTGTAGCATACATGTTAAATGATATCACAGAAAAAGATTTTAAGGTGTTTTTGCAGAGGCAGGAAAAGTTTAAGGAAAAGACTAGGGACATCTCTAACATTTTCGAGATGATGGCAAATACAGGTGGTGACCTCCTCCGACAGTACGTTCTCGAACCCGACCGTCACAATGAAATTGTAGAACTTCTCCAAAAGATTATCGACTATGGGAATGAAGTCTTTGAAACAATACGTAAAAGATATAATAGTAAGATACCCCGAAATATTTATGTATGATTACAATAAGATGATACTTCTCCTATTCTTAATCATTATTGTCCTCTATCTAATACCAGTATACAGGGAACCGCGAGTCATGAAAAACTTTTTGACAGATGAGGAGTGCGAGTACATCAAGAAAAAAGCTGAGAATAACCTTCAAACTTCCACCATTGGGGGTGATTTTAAGGTTGATAAGCGGATACGAAAGAGTGAGACTGCGTGGTTATCCAAGAAAGATCCAGTTATCGGAAATATTATAGATAGGTGTCTAGAGTACACAGACCGACCCTTCCAAAACTGCGAAAATCTTCAAGTTCTTCGTTACACCTCTGGTGGACACTATGCACCACATCAAGATGTCCTCAAGCGCCAGAAAAACCCCCGCATGTACACATTTATTTTTGCACTGAACGATGACTATGAGGGTGGTGAAACCGAGTTTCCCAAAATAGAAAAAAAGTTCAAGCTCAACAAGGGTGACGTCCTCTTCTTCGACACCCTCGACAACTATGAACTGGATACGTCCAAGGCTTTACATGGTGGGAGACCTGTAAAGTCTGGTGAAAAATGGGTTTAACCCTCTCACGGTTCGCCATATGGAGTGCCTCGACATCCGCCTTATTCTGTCCCGTGTACGGGACGGCATACCCCTCGTCACACATCCACTTGTTGACATTCGTCCAAGTGCCATCTTCACATACCCATACCTCCGCGAGTACGCGACCAAACTTACCCCTAGAGTCCGCCTCGGGGCATCTGAGTTCGATTTCAATATCATCCTTCTCAGATGCAACAGCCTTTAGACACCATTCCTTTAGCTTCTTCTTCGAGAGGAGACCGAACTTCTTCTCCTCCTTGTCCGACGTACGCGACTCGGGAGTGTCGATACCTAGGAGACGAACACGTTGCTTCGTACATACATCAAAGCCAAGGTCAATGGCGACATCAATTGTATCACCATCGACAATCTTCTCAAGGGAGGAGACACGATACTTGAAGTTACAGGGTTCGACACTGTAAGAGGACATTTCTACTCTTAAGACATTTAAAATCTTTATGCTACGTTAAGATATGAAATGTATCGCAACTTTTTCCGAAAATAACTTGTACAAAATCAAATTGGCAAAGACTCGTAAGAATGTTCTCGAAGGTATGTACAGACGACCGAGTATCGTGGAGGTGCACCCAATTAGGGAGAATCTGAGACTTCGTTTACGCTTCACAGAAGCGATAAAAGAAGCATCCCTCATGCGTCAATGATGACCGTAGGTGGTTCGTCATCGTATCCATAGAATTTGATAGAAACACCATAGAGTTCATTGAGTCGCGTGTGTAACTCTTCATTGATGAACCATTTCCATTCACGTAAATCTGTGGAAAAGTATTCACACCTATCCTCCCCGAAGCTACGTTTGAGAAGGAACTCCTCGTAGCGAACCTCTTTCATGAGAGAGAAGACCCCCTCGGGGATGGGGACTGTACCCTTTTTCACTGCGTCGAATATGTCTATGACGTAGTACCCGCGTGCGTCACATATTATGTTCACCTGTAAGTTGGGGAACCCCTTGATGAATGATTCAAAATCGGCGTCACTCGGGAGGGTTGTGAAGATTGCATGACCAGCTTCATCTGGAATCACTTGTAAGAAGGACGGGTGTGTGTGATACGCCACGGGTGCGTCTGCCCATTCCGCTTCGAGAACACTCGAGTCGACTCGAGCCCTCTCCTTTGATGTCGCGTAGGTGAGACCTTTGTAATTCATAAACCTATCATACTTAACCTTCCCACCATATTCCCACTTGTTCTTCGACGACAATTTGCTCACAGATTTCAAATCTCTCACCACGATTTTTGTAATGTGTAACCTGT